GAATTAAAGGAACTAGTATTACTGGATTTGATACTAATCTTAGTATGCAGAAAACCTTACGCAAACCTGAAGAGTCACTTAAAGAATTTGCTAGTGCTGGCAAAGTAGTATTGCGTAAATTTTTAGGTAATTTAACCACTACAGGTATTAAGTTGAATGGGAGAGTTAACAGCGATGTTATATTGCTGAAGGTATTTTAATAAATACATATATGGCAAGTAAAGAATTAACTAAATTAAAAACCGCGATGTTTAACAACGTCAAATTACGACTAGGTGCTCAAATTATTGATGTTGAATTAGACAACGAGCATTTAGAAGTAGGTTTAGAAAATGCTATTGACAGATATCGTCAATTAAGTTCGGCCAGTGTAGAAGAGTCTTATGGCTTTTTAAGACTTGAAAAAAACAAACAGGATTATTTTTTAGACGCTAATGTTTTAGATGTAAGACAACTTTTCCGTAGAACAATTGGTAGTACAACTGGCGGCGGTGCTTCAAACTTTGAACCATTTGAAGCAGGATATATGAATATGTATATGCTTAAAGCAGGTATGGTTGGTGGTTTGGCTACTTATGAAATGTTTAGTGGTTATCAAGAAACTGCCGCAAGAATGTTTGGTGGTTTTATTAATTATAGATTTGATCCAGTTACTAAAAAGTTAACTATTATACGTAAAATTGATAGTGATGTAGGTGAAGATGTTTTAATGTGGATGTATAATCAAAAACCAGATGAAAATCTTTTACAACATCATATGACTAAGAAATGGATGGAAGATTATACACTTGCTATGTGTAAGCAAATAATGGGTGAAGCACGTAGTAAATTCTCAACTATTGCTGGACCACAAGGCGGCACAACAATGAATGGTGCTGAATTAAAAGCAGAAGGTCAACAAGAGATAGCAGAGTTAATATTGCAACTTGGTAATTATGAAGACGGCGGTGTTCCAATGTCGTTTATCATTGGTTAATATATTTCTTTAATTAAATATTACTATGACTCAATCTCCATTGAAGTTCTATGTAATTGCATACGCTAGTGGCCACAAAGGAAATCAATTAGCACATAATTTAATTACAAAATTTCCTGAGCAATTCGAAGTAAAATATTATGATAAAAAAGCACATGAATTAAATGGCTGGGCTCATGATTTTCTAGAACATTATTTTTCAGATATATATTGGACACATGAATCATTGCCTATAGATAAAAATGTGTATTTTAGTGATGTATTATATCACAAATATGTTGATGAAATTATAAAAGATCTGCGCCGTAGATTGCAAGACACTGATAGATACCCTCATAATAATAAATGGAAGATCGTATTAACTCATGGTAGTTCTATTATACAACTACATGCAATACGTAATCAAATATTAGATGGTCTTGGTGGTGCGTTTCATCTCAATAGAGAACAATTAGGACATTGTGTACATATTACTCAAGTAAAGTGTGATGATTTACAGCAAAATGCTGAATATTTTCATAGGCATCATACAAGTAATAATGGCTTTGGTGATTATTTTCATGATTTACGTAGTTATGCTATTGGTCAAGGCGGCTATATGTTTTTCTGTGGTCAAACAGAAGCAACTTTTGAAACAGATACAATTATAGAAACTAAAAATGTAAATGACGAATCCTTTTATATTATAGAAAATCTATTTAAATTACGGCCATATATGACTGCTAATATTGTAGAACAATGGACTAAAAATATTACTGTGAAAGAAGATCCGTGGATTTATACAAATATAGCGTATAAATTACAAACATTAGGATATCAAGTTCCACCAGATAAAATTTATAAAAATAAAGCAGATCTGCTTGCAATCTGTGGTTAATTATGTTATAATAATAAAATGATTATAGGACTTGTTGGATTAAAAGGTTGTGGTAAAGATACTGTAGCAGATTATCTATTAGCATATCAAGATAATTGGGTTAAAGGTAGTTTTGCTGACTCCCTTAAAGATACCTGTGCTTGTGTATTTGGCTGGGATAGAGAATTACTTGAAGGTAGTACTCATGAAAGCAGAGAATGGCGCGAACAAGTAGATACTTGGTGGGCAGATAGGTTAGATAAACCTGGTTTTACACCACGTATAGCCTTGCAACTTGTTGGTACAGAGTTATGGCGTAATCAATTTTATGATGGTATTTGGCTGTTAAGTTTTGAGAAAAAACTATTAACTATTAAAGAAAATGTTATAATTACTGATTGTCGTTTTCCTAATGAGATAGATTTAATTCAGCGATTAGAAGGTAAGATTGTTAGAGTTACACGTGGTGAAGATCCACCATGGTGGGATACCGCTATTGAGGATAATACTCGTCGAAAAGAAGCACACTATAATCCAATGTTACCACGCACTTATCCTGAAGTTCATGCTAGTGAATCTTCATGGGCAGGCTGTACTGAAAATCATGTTATAGTTAATGATGGAACTTTGGAAGATTTAGAAGAAGCAGTTAAGAATCTGAATGTATAGCGTCATAGACTACTGGAAAAAGAGTTGGATAGTCAGTATTGCGGCGCCTGTCTAATTCAGAAAGATAGCTGTGTAGTTGTTTTTGTAATTTTTTGTCAGGAGTTGACTGTTCTATGCTTTTGGCAATACCTTTCCAATATTCTTTTGTGTTTATTAATGTTTCTTCTCCAAATGTTTCTAACTTATTGATAGCATCAGTATAACCCCAATCAAGAATTTGTGGTCCAAATATAGCAGGGTGTATACATGGTCGTCCAGCTGCTTGCATCATTGAAACGTTTAATATTCTGTAAGTATCATTAATTTTGTTTTCTTTAACAATTTGTTCTTGCCATGTATTAATTTTATCAATAAGATCTTCCATTGTAAAAGTTGTTAATGGCATCCAACACATATTAATACTGGGATTCATATCAGTATTATTAATAAAATAATTAAAATTATTCTCATAATATTCGAGATTTAAGCCAGATCTAACATATTCTGCTTCCTTGCCCCAACAGTCTAAACTAGCAATAAGTTTATATTTCCCTAAATTGCCATTATCATGTAATGCTTGTAATTTATCTATTATTTTTTTTATTCTTCTTGGATCCAATGAAAGATTACTATTAATACTTAATTGTAATTCAGGACATTTTTTAGTAGATAAAAAGTCTAATAATTCTAAAGTCTCAGGTTGAGTAAAGGGCTCACCACCTAAAATATATAATTCTCTTATATGTTGTATATTTTGATCAAACCAAGTGAATAACTTTTCTTTTACTTTTAAAACATTGCCTTTATAGTTAGAACGATCATTCATTGGATCTAAATCTGTTGCAAATCCATATAGATATTCATCTATATGTCCAAATTTTTTATTTTCAGCTTCCCATGTTGTACTAAAATATTGTCCACAATATATACAAGACATTTGGCAATTAGAACTAAAAAATAATTCCACTTCAGTAGGAGTAAGATTACTAGTTTGAGCAGGGTTGTCTTTTAATTCTCTTGCAGATTCTGGAGCATGTGGCATTGTAGAATGCATCATTCTGTCACTCATTCCGCCAGCATCTTCTATAACTTTGCAATGTTCACAGCCTTTTCCCGGCCATACATCTTTAAGCATTTTTTGTCTAGCAAGCACTTTTTCTTCAGTGTTGTGAAAATCGAAGTTATCTGGTATTACATCTTGATTGACTCTGTGGCAACTTGCAGTAGTGTTTGTAGTTAAAAATATAGTGCTATGTGACCATTTAAGACGACATTGTAAATTTGACTGTAACGGATGCATGAAATTATTGATGTGGGGCATAATATTATTTATTGTTGATTAAAAGTCTGGGACTAAATCTCCTTGTTTCCATCCTTTCCCTGCGATATATAAAATTCTATGGCAGTTAGCACATACTGTTTTTAAGTTTTTCCAATCATTATTTTTTCTATTCCCATCTTGATGATATACATCTAGTTGTATAGAATGATCTGCTTTAAATCCACATCGCTGACATTGGGTTTTTTTAGTATATCCACTAGCCTTCCATTCAGAATGAGATGTTGTTTCTAGTTTTTTCTCTTGTCGTATACATTTATCACACTGAGTTCTATAGTGTGGTATTTCGTTTTTATAATAATTTACTGCAACTGGGCGCATACCACAGCGACAGAGTGGTCTTTTAGCATGTTTCATAATTATATTTATTTTATGGAACCCTTTTCTGTACCCTTTGTGAGCGTGTATCGACGCTTATTTTACTAAGATCAAATAAATACGAGTATCAAAACACATCTAAGATGTGTTAATTTTAATTAAAATTTATACATAGAGGAAAATATTATGGCTTTAGTATCTCCAGGTGTTGAAGTTACGGTAACGAATGAGTCAGCGTATGTTACATCTGATCCAGGCACAGTCCCTTTGATCCTAGTTGCATCAGCACAGGATAAAACACAAGGTTCTGGTACAGGCACAGCGGCAGGAACAACCGCGGCAAACGCAAACAAAGTTCAGTTAATGACTTCACAACGAGAATTAGCCACAACATACGGTACACCTACTTTTTATAAAAGTACATCAGGTACCATGTTACACGGCTACGAATTAAACGAGTATGGTTTGCAAGCTGCATATTCATACTTAGGTTTGGCCAACAGAGCATATGTATTGCGAGCAGATGTAAATTTGAGTGAATTAGCAGGTTCTGCAACAACTCCATCAGGCACACCAGTTACAGGAACACACTGGTTAGACCTTACTAACACAAAATGGGGCATTCATCATTGGAATGCAACAACTCAAACATTTACAAATACGGTACCAAAATTAGTAACATTAGCCACTCAACATAGTGGCGGGGTACCAGTTGCTTCATTTGGCTCAATTGGCGATTATGCTGTAGTTACAACAACAACAAGTAACGCAGTATATTACAAAAATAGAAGTAATGTATGGAAGCTTACCGGCGACGGCACAGCAACCACAGCCGCACACGCGGGCGCAGTTAAAGATGCTACATGGGCATCAAGTCATCCAGCAGCTACAGGCACAGTAACAACTCCACCAGCAATGGCATCAGGTGATGCTATTACTGTTAATGGACAAGCAGTTAACTTGTCAGCAATTGGTAATGTGACAGATGTTGTTGCCGCAATCAACGCAGTAATGGACGGCAGTACAGTAGGCAAAAAAGGTGTTCAAGCAGCTGTAGTTAGCAATAAGATTGAACTTTATGCTGTTGGTTCAGCCGCAAGTAATGGTTCAACAGTAAACGGTGGTATAGCTCTTGCTAATACCGCTGGTACACCATTAGCAACATTAGGTTTATCTACAGGAACCATATATGGTCCAGCAACACAAACATCTTCATATACTACTGTTCCTTCATGGGAAACAGCCGCATCTACTTCACGTCCAACAGGCAGTACATGGATGAAATTAGATAAATCAGATAATGGTACTGATTTGGTTATTAAATCATATTCAGCAACAACAAAAGTATGGACAGCACAAACAGTTAATATCTTTGATACTATTGTTAAAGCAACAGCAGGTGTAGGTAGTTCAGATCCAAGAACAATTGCAGTAGGTTCATTGTTTGCTGATCATGATGTTAGTGAAGTAGAAGCATTAACATTGAAACCATATCGCCGTGCCAAAAGTACAGCAACAGTTATTATTGGTTCTACAACTTCACCAAGTTTTGTGAATGCTGAAACATTTACTATTGGTGGAACAACAGTAACATTAGGTGGCACAACCGCGGCAGATTTTGTTGCCGCAGTGGCGGCCGCTGGTATTACAGATGTATCAGCCGCAGTAGAAACATCCGGCGCAGTAAGTATTTCACACGCCAAGGGTGGTGATTTAGTAATGAAAGACACATCAGGTACTCCGTTAGGAGATGGTGGTATTAGTGTTTCATTATCTAATGTTTATACACTTCCAAATGCTGATTTAATTGGTACAAATTGGGAAGAATTAACATATGAAGCAAAAGCAACAGAACCAACAACTAATCCAGCAAATGGTACTTATTGGTATGATACAACATTAGCAGCTGATATCATGATTCATGATGGTACAAGTTGGAAAGGTTATAAATCAGTAAATCCTGATTTCCGTGGCTTTAATTTAACACAAACAGACCCAGCAGGTCCACAGTTTGCCGCATCCGCACCATTAACACAATCAGATGCAACAGCATTGGTGAATGGTGATTTGTGGATTGATACCTCAGATTTGGAAAACTTTCCAAAGATGTACAGATATCAGTCAGCAAAATGGGTAGCAGTTGATACTTCAGACCAAACATCAAGTAATGGTGTTTTGTTTGGTGACGCAAGATGGCAAACTGAAGCAGATGCTACAGTATCAGGCACTGGTACAGGTACAGCAAGTAGTATTGTTAATTTATTAACTGATCATTTCCTTGATCCTGACGCACCAAATCCAGCAAGTTCACCACGTGGTATGTTATTATGGAATACACGCCGCAGTGGATATAGTGTTAAAAAGTATGCTAAAGATACTATTAACACAACAACATACGCAAGTGGTAACCCACGTTTTGGTTCACCAGCAGATTCAATTGCTGATTACTATCCAGATCGTTGGCAGAATGCCGCAGGTAATAAAACAAATGGTGCTATGTTTGCTGGTCGTAAAGCACAGCGTCAAGTCGTAGTTGCCGCAATGAAGTCAGCAATTGATGCAAACACAGATATCCGAGAAGAGCAACGTCAGTTTAACTTACTTGCCGCTCCAGGTTATCCAGAGTTGATTGCTAACATGGCAACACTTAATGTAGATAGAAAAGAAACAGCACATATTATTGCTGATTCACCTCTACGTTTAGCAGCTAATGCCGCTAATTTGCAAACTTGGAGTAAAAACTCTAATGCCGCAACAGATAACGGTGAAGATGGTCTTGTAACTAATAATGCTTACATGAGTGTATATTATCCTTCAGGATATTCAAGTGACCTAGCAGGTAATGCAGTTGTAGTACCAGCAAGTCACATGATTTTACGCACAATGGCTTATAATGACAGTGTTGGTTATCAATGGTTTGCCGCCGCAGGCACAAACCGTGGTAAAATTTCCAATGCTACTGCTATTGGTTATATTGATTCTGCTACTGCTGAATTCCAAAGCATAGCAGTACGCGAAGGACTACGTGATGTATTATATGCTGATAGAATTAACCCAATTACCTTTATTAATGGTAGTGGTTTAATGAACTTCGGTAATAAATCCCGTGCTTCAACATCTTCTGCAATTGACAGAGTCAACGTTTCAAGGCTTGTTTCATACATGAGACGCCAATTGGATCTTATGGCAAAGCCATTCATCTTTGAACCTAATGATGAACTTACACGTAATGAAATTAAAGGTGTAATTGAATCATTTTGTAATGAATTGATGGCGAAACGAGCACTTAATGATTACTTGGTTGTATGTGATGATTCCAACAACACAGCTGTAAGAATTGATCGTAACGAACTATACGTAGACGTAGCGATTGAGCCCGTGAAAGCGTTAGAATTTATTTACATCCCAGTAAGACTTAAAAATACAGGTGAAATAGCAAAATTATAATATGCTATTATTATTTTTGGGGCGGTGTAAAATCGCCCCATGAATAAGATAAATATAGATAACAATAGGAGAATAATATGTCCGTAGCGTCATTAACAAAATTCACAGTACCAATTAGTGGTGCTGGATCAATGGGCACATTGATGCCGAAACTAAAATATCGCTTTAGAGCAATATTGGAAAACTTTGGCGTTACTACCCCGCGATCAGAGATTACAAAGAATGTAATGGATATTACACGACCAACAGCATCATTTGATAATCAAATAATCGAAGTATATAACTCAAAGATTAATGTATTAGGTAAACATACTTGGGAACCAGTTGTAATTAACATGCGTGACGATGTCAATGGTGAAATGACACGCAGAGTTGGTGAACAAATGCAGAAGCAATTTGACTTCTTCGAGCAAATGAGTTCAGTATCTGGTATTGATTATAAATTTGTACTAAAGTATGAAGTGCTAGATGGTGGTAATGGAGCAACTGCTCCAGTTGTTTTGGAAACTTGGGAAATGTATGGTTGTTATATTGAAAGTGTAAACTACAATGATATGACTTATACTGATAGCGCACCAGCAACTATTACCTTAAATATCAGGTTTGACAATGCACTTAACACACCACTTGGTCAAGGTGTAGGTACTACAGTACCAAGAACAGTAGGAACAGTAGCCACTGGTTAAACTAGATGGCATCCTTTTTAAGTAATTTCTTGCATGGTGTTGGACACGGAGATCACATCAAAGATTACCGCCATGCAAGTAATCTTTTCCTCCATGACAATCATAGGCTTGCGCCTAAGTTTCGTTATCTTTACCATTGTAATATAAAATTAAATAGAGGAGTAGCAGGTGCTCTATTAGATC